ACTGCCGGCGGCGTCTACGCCACGTCCACCGGCGGGCAGGTGACGGGCTTTCGCGCCGGGTTCATGGAGCAGGGCTTTTCCGGCGCCATCATCATCGACGACCCCATCAAGCCGGAGGATGCGTGGAGCCAGTCCAAGCGCGAGACGGCGAACCGGAGGCTGACGAACACCGTCCGGTCGCGCCGGGCCACAGACGACACCCCGGTCATCATGATCATGCAGCGTGTCCATGAGGACGCCCCTTCGGCACTGGCCCTTTCTGGGCGGCTCGGGTTGGACTTTGAGCAACTCGTTATTGAGGCCGTGCCGGGAGAAGGGACGGATAACGCGCGGAGCTATTGGCCGGATAAGGAATCTCTGGAAGGGTTGCTTGCCTTGCGTGATTCGGACCCATACACATTCAGCTCGCAGTACCAACAGCAAGCTACGCCGCCCGGCGGGGCAATGATCAAGCTCGATTGGATACATTACTTCGGGGTCAAGCCAGCAGGCATCACGAGTATCGGTATTTTCACTGACACGGCTCAGAAAACAGGCCAGCACAACGACTATACCGTGTTCATCCTAGCGGGGTGCGATGGGCAAAATGTCTATATCCTCGATCTGGTCCGTGAGCGTCTTGAGGCCCCTGACCTCATCAGCGCGGCGAAGGCCTTCTACGAGCGTCACCGCCCGAACCGCATCACCAATCCTGTGCGCTTCGCCGGGTTCTTTGTCGAGGACAAGGTATCCGGCACGGGGCTTATCCAGACATTGCGCCGGGGAACGAGCATCCCCGTCATTCCGCTACAGCGCGATAAGGATAAGGTATCCCGCGTCAATGATGTCCTTCCGTACATCCGGGCAGGTCGCCTTTGGGTACCTGAAAAGGCACTGTGGGTGCAGGCATATCTTGGCGAATTGGCATCGTTCAGCCCTGTGGGGACCCATCTTCATGACGATCAGGTCGATCCGACCTGTGACGCCCTTTCCGAACTGCTATCCCCCGGAGGGAACCTCATCACCGGGGCCGACTGGAGCTGACATGCCGTACATCCGTACACTGCGCGACGCCATGACGCAGGAAACCTTCTTTCTGGAAAACCGTACAGGACGGCAGTTCTCGCGCATCGTTGCCGCGTTGGCATGGCCTCACGGCATAGCGCAGGGATGCGTCATCGTGCTCGGGGAGATACGCGGGCGGCCCGCCGTGCTGAACGTTCACAACCATGTCCATGTGCTCAACGAGTATCGCTCCGGCGATGTGGCCGACCTCGTGGATATGGCGGTCAGGCTCTACGAGGACTGGTCGGCGTCGTGCGTCATTACGCCGGGGGACGACAGGCGTGTGGTGTTTCTTGATGCCGTCAACGACGACCTGCGCCGGGAACGCCGCCGGAGGATACGGATCACCGATCCGCAGGCATGGAACGGGAATGGGGAGCGGGTGCTTCCTTTCTATCTGGGCATCCTTCAGCAGCGGATAGTGGGGGAGAAGACGCTGTTTTTCGGGACGGACTGCACGGCGGCGTCCGAGACGCAGCGTCTTGGGAGCGGGGACGTGGACCGGCGGATGACGGATTACCCCGGAGCCGCGACGCTTCTGTGGGCGGTGGCTGAGATTGACTTGAACCGGGGGCGCGGGGAAGCAAGGGAACACCTTGGCCCGGCGGACAGGCTCGGGGGGTACTGAGATGGCGGAACGGGAAGTAATGGTCGTCTACGCGCCGATGATTTTGCGGAGCCTTGCGGAGATCAAGGAGGCCTTCGGGGTGGGCGAGAGGCAGATCAAGCTATGGGTGCAGCAGGGTGCACCCATAGCCGTGGAAGGTGAGGGGAGAAAGGTGCGGTACAGCGCGGAGGCGGTTAGGTTGCAGGTGTGGAGGGAGAGAAAGTGTCTAATGTTGGAATAATGGTTTCTTTAAGAAAAGTGACGACAGGATTACCCTTAAGGTTATATTTGTCAGATTACGGTAAATATCCCTTGTTCTTTTTGGAGTTGCCTTACGATTTGGGCTTCTTTTTGAAATCGAGGATTCCCTTTCATATGATCATGAAAGGGTTGTTCCATATGACATATCACACAAAGAATTTTTAAATTGCTTCGCTTATTATCTGTACCTTCTCCATTCACATGATGCATATGAAGATAAGAGCGGTGTTGAGAGCAGTCGACACCACATCCTTGACATTTATAGTGAATAGATTGTTTGTATTTATTAGCGCGTTCAGTGTGATCCGGAGCATATTTTTCTGTTATTGGTACTTGTTCTGTTCGCCTAAATGTTTTTGGGATATCAGGTTGATATTCTTCATAGAAATTTTTTAAGGAAAAAGGTTCTTTATACATCCCATTATGAATTAAAATATCTCTACAATTTTTACAAAGTTCTAAAGATACTAGAATTTCTTTGTAATAATTCTGAGCATTTACAGGGAATATACCATCTGCACGAGATGTGGCAACATATCTATCCTTTCTACCTTTTAAGACCATATCTTGAATTGTTTTACAATTACATAAATGAAATTTATATGTTGATGTTTTATTATAAGGATTTACGCCTTGGCTTTGGTTTTTAATGTAAATACAACATTTTACGCCATTAACTTCAAGTGTCTCATCTTTAACTACTGTAAAAGTTTCATGTGCAAGTGAAACAGCTTTTAGTTTGATTTTTTCAGCAAATTGCAATTGCTCTGTATTAGGTACAATTGTCTCTACGATTTTAACACGAGTTTTAACAAACTCTACGTCAGGTAATTCAGGAATTTTGATGACCCCCATTTTTTGTAGAAGATGTTTTACTTCAACACATGCAGAGAAATCAGGTAATTTAATCATTTTTCAACTCATCAAGAATTTGAACGATTCTATTTTCGGCGTTTGTTCTTGTTCGAAATTCAACACGCCGAGAGCGGGCTTTATCCTCTGTACCATCATCATTATAAACAAGTTTGCTTGATGAAAGCCCATTCGCTGTTACATGCTGTTGCATTAAATTTTTATAGTTATTTTTTTGTGTTATAGAATAACAATAAACCAATACAGAGCGCGTTCTTTCTTGAGAAAGTTGCATATTGTTAAAGTATGCTTCATCTGGAGAACTTGTTCCTGTACTCCATTCAGAAGATGTATGTCCTTCAATACGAACTTCAGCAATTGTGTCTTTAAACTCGTCAGAAAAAATGATATTTAAATATCTAGGAAAAAAAATATCTAGTATGTCTTTAAATTTTGGAGTAACATCAGCTTTACCTGTTTGGAAAAGTATATCTGGCTCAAAAAATTGTATAGAAAGAGTTTCTTTATCAATGATCGCTTGCCATTTGGGGAGATCTTCCTTGAATTCTTCATTCAATTTTTCATATAAAGCGACTTGTGCTTCGTGATAAGTCACAGCGATCTTTTTTATTTTTTGCTGCCCTTGTGCGATATTATGCATATAGGCAATGGCAATTAGCAAAAAAATCATCATCAGTCCGGCCATAAGATCTGAAATAGATGACCAATGTTCTCCATCTTCTATTTTAGTTAAGCGAAGCATTGTTCATCCTCTCCGCTATCCTGACAACCTCACGCAAACGATCCGTCAATGGGGTATAATCACTGGCAAATTTGTTTGAAAGAGCTATCATTGCACCTGCAAAGGATTCAAGGGATTTTCGCAATTCTTCTTCCAATGACTTTTCAATCGATTCAATTTGTTTTTGTGAAGCTTGCGAGAGTTCTGAAGCGTGTGCCTGAAGCTTCATAGTCGCCTTACGTATGAAGTCGTTAGTTTCTTCTTGTAATCTTTGAATTTGATCTGTGATCGCATTCATATTTTTGGAAATTTCAGGAACGACAGTTGCAGCCTTTTCTCCTGCATCCTTGATGGCATGAATGGATGCATCCAGAAGTTGGTTTTGCTCTGTTAATTGACTACTATGAAGAGAAAGCTCTTGACCTGAAATAGATATAGAATGGAGTTTTGTATTTATAGTAGCAATCTGCTCTGAAAGTTCCATAATTCTGTCAATAGATTGATTGTAAACAGTATTTAATGAAGAAAGCTGTATAAGAACAGAGGAAAGATTTTCATGGTTTTGTGTGATTATTTCTTTATATTCAGACTGCCAAGTATTCAATCGTTCTGTTGAATCCTTCAAATCTTGAAAAGATTGGCTTACTAAATCATTTAGCATTGTATTGAATTTATCTACTACACGTTTTAATTCGTCAATTAATGATTCTGATGCCATTTTTGAAAACTTTTCAGCAAACTCTTCAAAAGCTTTTTTAGTTTCTTTACGACTATCTATTAATTCTTGACGAATTAATTTAACTTGTGAAACTAAAGAATATTCTTCGTCAGAGCGGAAGCATCTTCCTATCGTTTCCTCAAGCTTGTTTATACTTTCTCTGATTTCAGATGAATAAATTTCTATATTTTGGAGGCATTTTGCAGGATCTGTAGAACCTTTCTCACCTATATCATCACGTAGATTATAAATAAATTTTAAAAATAAAGACACAGACATCCCAATAAGGGAAGTAAAAAAGGCTGTTTTCATTCCCTCAAGTAGCGTTGGAATACTTTCTGAAATATGTGCTGTATCAAAACCAGAAAGTCCTATAAAAATTCCCCAAAATGTTCCAAAAATGCCACAGGATACCGAGAGTGAAGGTAAAAAATCGCGAACTCGCTCTAGCTTTCGAAAAACAGAAAGAATAATACCAGTTATCGCAATTCCACCAATCATTAATGAAAAAATGATATTACTAGGTGATGCACCTGCAGCTAAAAAAATTTCTATATCTGTCATCCGTCTTCTCCCTCCTCAGATTATATTGCGTTGGTGAGGTTCGCGTATCAAAAAAACTTTATTGGGAAAAGGAATTTTTTTAGTTCTCACACCTGAAAAGAAGTTGTTATTTAGATTATCTCGTGTATCTCCAGTTGGTTCCTACTTTTTTCATGCGCATACGCTATCTTCCGAAAAGTTTGTCAATTCCCCACCAGACCCTCACCAGATGCCCACCAGACCCGCACCAGTCCGACAGGCTCAAAACCCCGTGCTACGCTCCTGACCAAACTCAGGAGCTTTTTTTGTATAGAAAGAAAACC